GGACGTAGGCGAACCGCGCCTTGAAGCGCAGCGCGACCATGTCCTTCTCGGCGAGGTTGATGCCGCCGACCGTGGCCTGGTCGAGGAACTTCACCGTGACGTCCTGACGGACGCCGATGCGGACAGTGGCCGGGTCGCACACGATCATGTGCGCGTCGGCGTTGACCCACGCGCCGTTGCGGTTCCAGAACGTGTCGAAACCGCTGATCACGCCGTTGACCAGCACAGGGTGACCGTCGGTGCCGCGCACGTTCGCGAGGAGGTACTGCAGGGACCGCTTGGAGCACAGGCACGCCGGGTCGAAACCGGCGTCCGCGACCATGCCGGCGACCTGCAGGAGCGACCCGAACAGGTCATCCACGCCGCCGACGCCATCCACGACCGCCTTGGTCTGCCCCGCAGCAACCGCAGCCGCGAACAGGTCCAGGCTCGTCCAGGTGACGGGCTTGTCGACGCCGAAGTACACAGCCTGGTCGAGCTTCTTACCGATGGCCTGCCCACCGAGGTCGGCGAGCTGCTTGAGGATGTCCTCGGTCGCGTCGTCGAGGGTGTTCTCGTGGACCGGGATGATGACCGCGACCTCTTCGGCAACCAGGGTCTTGTCGGCCCACGTTGCCTGCGAGGTCGTCTTGGTCCCAGCGTTGTCCGTGTCACCAACCCATGCCGCCTCGGGGATGGTCGCCAGGACTGGCATGTGCGCCGTCTTGGTGCCCATGTTGATGTTGGTGAACGCAGCCAGCGCGGTGCTGCCCTGCGTCGCCGCCTTGATGACCTGTGCGCCGTACTCCTCGCCGATCAGCGAGGCGACCTCGGCGCGTGTGATGTCCGCCATGATGGTGTGCTCCTTCTATCTCTGCCCACCGAGGTCGATCCTCGCGGGAGTCTGGTGTTACTGCGCGCTACCCCGGAACTGGCGAAGCGCCGCAACCGCACGAGACCCGCCGCTGTCCGTATCGGACTTGCCTGCGGGTACTGCGGTGCGTTTGGTCAGCGGCACCGGTGGCGCCGCGATGGCCTTGAGTTGCTCGAAGTGAGCCTTGATCTCGTCCTCGGTGTTACCGCGGAGCGCGGACGCCGGGATGGTTGATCCCTTGACCGCGTCCTCGGCCCACTTGGTGACCTGGTCGCGCTGTTCGTAACCGCCGACCTTTTTCTCGGCGGCGTCTGCGCGGTCGCGCTCCTTCTGGAGTTCGGTCTTGTTCGCCTCAGTCGCCTTGTCGAACTCGGCAGCCTTGGCCTTGATGGCGTCATAGTCCGCGAACTTGGACCGCTCGCGTTCGAGGCGCTTGCCGAGTGCCCGATCGAGGTCCTCCTGAGAGGTGATCGGGGTGAACTCCCCGGCACCATCGGCGCCGGTCTGTCCGCCCTCGGGGGGCGTCTTGTCGTCGCTCATTGCGACCTCCTACACCGCCCCGTTGACCGCCGGACGTCTGCGTAACCCCGCCATTTGGCGAGGGAGTCTCTAGTCAGCCGAACGCTGGTACGGCCGTGCATTTGCAGCGGTCGTGTGCGTCGAAGCCATATCCCTCGACGTAGTGGATCTCACCATCGAGGAGGTTCTGGCAGTAGTCACACGCGCCGTCTCCGACGCGCACCCATCCACGGGCACCCTTGTCCCGGTCAGCGTTCACCGTGAGCGTGTCCCGGCCCGCCTGCAACACATGCCGGCCCACCGTCCCCTGCAACGCCCGTAACGTCCGCTCCGGCGTCGGCGTCCATAGGTACCCGGCAGCCGACTCGACAGCCTTACGGGACACCTCAGCCGCCACCGGATCAGCAGCCAGAGCCCGGTACGACGTCGCGCCCCTGATCGACTTCAACATTCCCGCCTCAACTGCGTCCGCCCGCAGCAGCTCGTACCAGTCGGCCGCGATCGTTGCCGCGATCTCCCCGTACCGCTTCGACAATGTCGGAACGTACTTCAGGAGCGCGTTCATTGAGGCATCGTGGCGAGCCGGGTTCATGTGAGCCCAGAAGTTCGTGAGGTCCTTCTCGACCTTCGCAGTGAGTGCAGTGTTGGCCGCGCGGAACGCCGCGACCTGCTCTGGAGTCGCCATCTCAGGCGGCCGGTGGCACGGATGTGTCTACGACAGGGGCAGGTGGTGCGTTGAGCATCCCCTGCAACGTCGTGAGCATCGACCCCGAACGTCGGCGCACGATGCCGTCACGGATCGAGTCGATGCGCTGCTGCGTCATGCCGGGGATCAGGTCAAGGAGATCCTCAACCGGGATACCACCAGCGTCAGACGGGATGGACGCCAACTTCACGATGCCGTCCACGACCGCCGCGAACGAACGCACCGCATCATCGCGCCACACAGTCTCGGCAGAGTCGGACGGCTCTTGCCCACCATCCATGACGACGGCGACCCGAAGCGTCTGCTCCCACGACTCACCGAAATTGTCGCGCTTGCCCTTGAGTTTGCGCTGATGCGCGTTCTCCGCCATCGCAGCCGTCTCGATTGAGACGTTCGAGATGCCCGACATGGGCAATGGGATTCGAGCCTCGAGCGCGAACTCCTCCTTCAGGTCCCGGATGAGCGCGTTGTACGGCTCGATCGGAGACGCGGAGAGCTTCTGCACCTTCAGGTCGTCTGGGTGATCCTCGAACGCCATCGCCCGCGACGCGGATGTGCGCAACAGAGTCTGCTTCGTGGTCTCCCAGCCGATAACGACCATCTGCTGGAACGCGCCAAAGCGGGAGTTGACCAGTCGGTCGAAGTTCGCTGAGTTGATCGAGCGCTGCTTGGGGATCCGCGGCTCAACCTCACCGCGCGGGGAACGGTCGTCAGTGGGGCGCTCGTTGAGGAAACGCACCACAGGGCATACCGGACGCCCGTCCCACGTCGCGCCATGAGCCCATGGGGCGCCCGTGACCTGGACGTCGTTGGCGTCGACCTTCGACCTGCGGCGCTTGGCAACAAACCCCGGCTGCACCATGGTGTCGTCGACCAGCAGCACCGACCAGCCGCCCTCGACAGCGCGGAGCAGCATCGCCCGCTCAGGGAACAGATCCTGCCGCGGGTTGTCGTAGTCCGCCACGACATCGAGCGGCGACCACGCGGCCATCCGCGACAGCCCGCCCATGTCGTCGTCCGGCAGCACCGACACGAACGACCAGCCATAGGTCAGCGCGGGACGGATCACCTCAGACTGCCGGGCATCCATCCCAGACCGCTGCCACGCCGCCCACGCCGGCTCGTTGTCGACCGCGGATGGCGAACGGTAGCCGACCACGGCAAGGCCATCATCGAACGTGTCGATCGTGACACCGATCATGTTGATGACGGACTGCTGGGCGATCGTCTGCAACTCCTCGGACACGTCGTCGATGTCCGGGATTCCCGCGCGTCCCTCGGCGTAGTCCAGGAACCGCGACAGGCGACCCCGGCACTCCTGACGTGCACGCCAACAACCCCAGATCGCGCCTCGTGCCTCCTGCGTCAGCTCGTCATTCAGCGCCGTGTACTGGTTTGACTCAAGCTCGGTCTGAGTCGTCAAACTCGACAGGGCAGGTGAGGTCGTCGGTGCCACGGTCATGCGATCACAGCCTTTCCAGAGGACGTCCGAACCTTCACCGTGGTAACCCCGTGGCGTGCGAACGTCGCAGACTCAAGAGCAACGACGTCGCCGCCATCAACGATTGACTCAAAACCCCAGCCACCCGAGTTGCCGCGAAACATCCGTTTGCCAGCGACCGCAACGGATGCGTCTAGGCCGGGTTGCCCAAGATGAGTGATCCCCTTCTCTTGCACTGCCCGCAACATCCCCGCATGAGCTGTGGCGACGTCATCAACAGTCGGGACAAGGATCTTGCGGGCTGGTACGTGAGCCGCGCGCAACGAGTTCACCAAGTCGCCCGCACCCGAGCGCCCGTCGACCACGGTCACGACGGCTTTGCGCGCCCTCGGCACCAGGAAGTCGGTCAGCCACGCCGTGCCCTCAGACATTGAGCGAACAGCCAACGTCTCGACATGCACCGGGCCGTCGCCGTCACGGATCGCAACCGACAGCGCCACGCGCGCACCATCGACGCTGAACTTCACACCGTAGGCAACAGCACCCTTAGCCGGCGGGCTCGACGTCTTCAAGTCAGCCCACGCCTTCAGGTCGAAGACCCGGGCGGCCATGTTCGCGGCCGACCAACGCCCCAGCCGCTCGAGAGAGAACTGCTGTGGGCTGTATGTGTCGAACTCGCCGTTGACGACCTCGTGGTTGATCCGCGTGTGCCACGCCGGGTTAGCCTTCGCCCGAGTCTCCTCCAGCGCAGGGTCGTCCTTCTCGTCAGCGGACCACTCCAGGTAAGCCAGCGACGTCGCCTTGCCCTCTATTGCCTTCGCACGGATGCGAGTGAAGACCTCGCCGTCATCCTCCAGAGTCGGCGGCGTACCCATCAGCCACGACTGCGGATTCACCCGCGCGCTCATCGTCGAGTTGATCGAAGCCCACGCCCGACCACCAAGAATCTGCGCCTCATCCAAGAACAGGCAGTCCGAGGAGAACCCGCGGCCACCCGCGCCTGTGCGCGCTTTGAACTTGATCGTCGCGCCGTTCTTCAACCGGATCGCCTCACGGTTCAGCGCGTTGATGACCGCGCTGATCCGGGACGACAACGCCGACGACGAGTCGATTAGGTCCATGAACTTCAGGAACGTCTCCCGCGCCGTGTCCGCCTGATGCGCGCTGATGACGATGAGCCGCTCATCGAACAACAGCGCGCCCGCTAGAGCCCTGGCCACAATGATCTGCGACTTCCCATTCTGCCGCGGAGCCGACAACGCCACCTGCGGCGCAGCCCACTTACCATCCGTCCGCTCACCCATCGCAGCCTGCAACACAAGTTCCTGCCACGGGTCCAAGATCAGACCGAACGACGCCGACAGGTCAGCGACGTCCTCCCATGAGTTAGCTCGAACGCGAGCGGGGATGAGCAGCACCCGCGGCGGGGCCTGCTCCACGAGCAGCGCGACGCTTGGCGATCTCGTCAACTGGGTCGCCCACCTTCGAGTCATCAGCGCTCAGCGCGGCGAGGTCAGCAGACGTCCCACGGATCTGCGCCGCCAGAGCAGCCTTCGTG